TGTCCTTTGGATTCAAGCCTAATTGCTGATATGAGAAGTTTCCTTCTAGTAACATCGGTCTTCCTGAGTTATGAGTTCCTTGAAACCTAAACTCTAAATCTTCCAGCAATCTAGCTCGTTGGTCATCTGTTAATTGTGTAGACATCCCTGTCTCATCAGTGGGCTCGAATTTGAGCATACCACTAGGTGTACACCCATTTTTAAGCAATGCCACATTGTGCATCCCTGCAAGGTTGTGTTGGTCAATGTTGTAAGCACTAGCACCGATTGGAGATAGTCCATAAAAATCATCTAGTGGAGACCAAAGCTTAATCTGTTTTATTTGTCCACTACCTGTCTTTGGGTCTACAGGATAAGTATTTCTAACTATGCCATCGATAACATAGTCATAGCTTGTCGGTATGATTGATTCACTTGCCTTGATTTCTATTCTGTCAGGTCTTAATAAATATAATTCTCTAGGTGGTGTAAATGATTCTGTATCTCTTAAAATATAAGAGTTACCTGATATTAGTAAATAAGAATATAGTGATGCAAAGTATTCTACACCTGATTGCAGTGGGTTAGGTCTATCTAATAATGATATGAGTTCATGGTTATCTAGTTTTGTATCACCACTATAGACACATATCTTTACTGCTGATGCAGAGTTAGAGATAAGCTGAACACATCTATGCACAATAGCATTTTCTTGGTAGCCATCTTTTGCATAGTCTTTATATCTTCTGTTGGTCTTAGATGAGTAAGCATCAAGTTTGTTAAACATAACTTTAGGTGCTTCTTTTCTTTGTGTTGGTTTTTCTTCTGTCTTAAAAAATCTATCAAATAATCCCATGTTTAACTTATCCTAAAAATTGCTTTACCTGAGCTTTGCAGACTTGTAATAGCCCATACCAAAGCATCCACCCTGTCATCATGAGATTTTACATTATTTCCTGTGAATTGACACATCTGTTCTTCTAAATCCTTGAAATAGCCGACATGGTGTATTCTGTTTTGTTCGTACAATGCAGAGATTGGTTCTGCTCTAACTTGCTTTCCTCTCGTAGCACGAACACTTGTATAAGGAACTGTGCTGTCTTGTGTTCGTAAAAGTCTTTCAATTAAATCTCCACCATTATTAACCTCTGCTACAATCCTATCACATTCGTAACGATTGTATAACTCTATTGCTTTTTTCACCCACACATCAGGAGAGGTTACTTGTGAAGCATCTTGTAAAATATAAAAGTGATTGTCCTTATCTCTACCTGCAACAATTATGCCTGTTTCATCTGAGTTCTCTGTTGATGTTACAGCAGGGTCTACTGCTACAACGATTCTTTCCAAATCTGGAACATCTCTAACTCTGCCTTCTTCTATTAGCTGACCATTAAATAATGCACCTTCTACATCTTCGAGTATCTCAGCAAACAATTCCTGTCTTCCTATTCTTGTACCATCATATCGTTCTTTAAGCATAGCTACTGCTGATGGTGCTAGATTATCAATGTTCTCAAATGTATTGCCTTTGATAACTTCTGTATCACTTCTCGTTGCAAGTTCTTTAATTAACTTTGTAGGTCTTGGTGTTGTTGTAATAATGCACTTAGGATTTTGTCCTAGCCTTAGTGCCATCATTAAGTTATCGAATGTTTCTCTATATCTCCATGATGCAAGTTCATCACACCATGCTCTATGAAACTGTACTCCACGAAGTCTGTCAGGTTCTATTGCAGGGAATCCAATAATCTTACTGCCATTATAGAAATGTATTTCGTTATCTGATTTGTTATAACCTGTGGTATTAAGTAACTCAGGCTCAATAATATTAATAAACCCACTATCACCTGCAAAGACAACTCTTTTTAAATCACCATATGTAGGTGCTATTACACCACATACAACACCTCTGTTCTCTAAACAATATTGAACAGTATCGTATGCACCTGTTAAGGTTTTGCCCCAACCTCTACCTGCTAAGAATAAATGTATGTTATATTGGTCAGATTCGTTTACGACCTGATTATCACGAGCCTTATCGTACCAATTAGTTAAGAGATTCGTTGCTATCTTTCTTTGGGAATCTAGCTTCTCGAATATTGGATATGAGTTTTCTAAATCGTTCATCTTGCTCTGCTACATTATTAATTTCGATAACATCTGTTTCTTTCCACTTAGCTTGTGTCTTTAGCCAAAATATACATGCTGTTACTGCTTCTCTACCTGAGCCTGTAGCAATCTTAAAAAGGTTACGAGCTATCTGTGCATTAGCATTAGCCTTTCCTTCCTGCAATTCTTCTTGATAATACTTGTATAGTGTTGGTCTTGATATTTTTACAATAGCACACATTTGTTCATGGGTAATACCTAGCCCTGAAAGGCTCTTAACCATTTCTGCTACTGATTCTTCTCTGTTCACTTTTTTAGGCATATCTTTTTTATAATGTAAAAATAAACTATTTAAGACTATTGTACAACTCTCCTGTTGATTCTAATACAGCATCTTTACCTGTAAAGTTCTGCCATCTTTTAATTATGACATCACAATATTTTGTATCTAGTTCTAACCCATAACATATTCTTTTGGTTTTTTCACAGGATATTAGAGTTGAGCCACTGCCCAAAAAAGCATCTAAAACAATATCACCAATCTTACTTGAATGAGATATTGGAATATCACATAGTTCTATTGGTTTCATAGTTGGGTGTAAATCTGATTTCTTAGGTCTGTTTATTTTCCAGACATTTGTTAGATTCCTTTCCTCTGAAAAATTTTTTCCTGATTCGTTCCAACCAAACCAACATGGCTCATACTGATTCTGATATTTACCTCTGCCCAAAGTAAACACATCTTTACACCACATAACAGTTGTAGAATTATGAAATTTATTATCAAGAACTGTAAACATAATTCTTCCATCTTTACCCTGCCCACCCCAACAATAAATAATACCATCACAGAATGATTTTATGTTTTCAGACCATTGTTCACAGAAGAGCATAAACTCACTTCCTGACATGTTGTCATTTTTTATTTCTCTCATTTTAAATTTAGGGTGTTTTATCGTTCCTATAGAAACATTATATGGTGGGTCTATATGTACCATATCTGCTTTTTTATCATTCATGAGTAACTTGAATACTTCAGGAGATGTTGCATCACCACACATCAACCTATGCTCACCCAATATCCATATATCACCTTCTTTGGTTATAGGATTATCTTCTATCTCAGGTACTTCATCTTCATCTGTTAAACCTTCTTCTATCATAAAGTCAGGTACAATCTTAGCTATCTCCTCGTTACTAAACCCTGTAAGACCTAAATCAAATTCATTGTCTATTAGAAATTCAAAGTTAAGTTTTAAGAAATCTTTTGACCAAGTGCTGTTTTCAGTTAGTTTATTATCAGCAATACAATATGCTTTTTTCTTTTCATCTGACCAACCTTTAGCAACTATACATGGCACTTCTTTTATGCCTAGTGATTTACCTGCTAGTAATCTGCCATGACCTGCTATGATTTCGTTGTTCTCATCAATTAGGATTGGCATTGTCCAACCAAACTCTTTGATTGAATTAGCTACTTGTTCTATCTGCTCAGGTGCATGTTCTCTTGGGTTGGAATCGTAAGGTACGACATCATCTATATTCTTGGTAATTGTGTTTTGTACTGCCCATTCATTACTCATGGTGTTATTTATACTATAGATATAAAAAAAGAGCAATCATTTCTGACTGCTCTCTTTCTCTGTTGGTTTATTTTAGTCTAGTCTTGAACCTGCAAATATGTTTAGACCATATTGCCTACATGCAGTGGCAAATGCTTCACAACCTGCTTCTTTGACCATAATACATTGTCCATTGTAATCAAGAATGTCATAACTAGACATGCCTAAACATTTCTTGTAGTCATTCCATCTAAAGCCAATTTCTTCAAACTTCTTAACTAGCTTTGAGTTTTTTCTAAGCCCATACACATTAACCCATGCAAACCCACAAGAGAACTCAGGTTCTCCATTAGGGTATTTCTCTAGCTCCTTCTGTGCTTGTCGTTCTGCTACTTTTTTAGCAAAGTCATACATATGTTTAAGATTAATCTTTTCATAAGTTTCTTTAATCTTTTGCATATGTTCTTTTTTCCATGCTTTTCTTTGTTCGATTTCTGTCTTTGTCATATTATGTTTCTCCTTTGTTTACTAGGGTTTCATTACCCTATATAAGTATTATATACTTTTAGTATACTGTTGCAAGTAATTTATCATCTTTTTTGGAGAAATAAGTCGATTAAACCCATAAAATGCAGTCTTAGTACCTCTTTTTATGATATTTGCATCAGTAATCAGGTCTAATGACTGAAATGTGTTAAGTATATTAGGTGTTGCTAAACCACATATCCATAATAGATTCTCGGTCTGCTTGACCACAATAATCTCAGGTTTATAAGATTGCTTGAATATTACAGGGTATCTGAACTTAGCTGATGTCTTGACACCACATTGATATCCTAGTTTAGATAAATCAGATACATGATAATCAACTGAATCACCTACACTAAAATCTACAAAGGGTTTATCTAGATATTGCTCTACAGCACATTCACCTAAAAAACCATTTACCCATCTAGCATATTCAAAATCATTATCTACCTGATGATGATGCTCAGTATTCTTTTTCTTTAGAACTTCTCTTACAAATTCTTTTACCTGAGCTACTTTAGTATCAGGTAATATTATTCTCTCGAATGAATCAGAATATCTTCTGACATGATTCTCGTAATTAGAATGCACTTAAGTCCTCAAAACATTTAGTGCTGTTATTCCAAGAAATGGTACATTCACCCACTTCACCTTGCACTTGGTGTTCTCTAACTTTTGCAATTCTTACATTAGTACAATGATTTTCATAATCTCTAGTAACTATAATTCCAACATCTGTTTTATTATTCCAATGTGCTGAACCTGACACATCATAAAGACTATTGACTGAAAACCTACCATCAGCACTTCTTATTTGCTTGGTAGGATGTGCAACTACAAATGTGAATGTATTTGTTTCTCTGTTGAAACGTTTTATCTTAGATATCAATGATGATATATGTTCATCTTCACGAAGCCCATTATCTCTCTCAGAATTTATCTCGTTGTATGGGTCAATGATGAGACCATCAATATCGTATTCTTTATGAACCAATCTTGCTCTTTCTAATATCCAATCTATCGATGGAGATTCTTGCTCCATGTCAAGAAAAAGAAAATGCTCATGTATGAACTCTATTGCTTCTAATACTTCTGTTTCATCTGCTCGATTATGAAACATAATATCAAATGGTTTCTGACAATACTTTTCTATAAGTCTTTTTAAATTTACAGCTAAAGAACTCTCAGGTGAGAATACTAAGTAAACGAAATTATGTTCTCTTGCAGTTCTCAATGCTATCTCTAGTGTCAGACTAGACTTACCTGAATTAGGTGTGCCTGTAAATAAATTAAACGAAGGTTTAATTATCTT